CATCTAAGCCTTTGTTCATTATCTCTAAACCGGCTTTTGCATACTTGCCTACGCCCGGCAATTTAGAAAGAGCAGTTAAGAGTATGCGCAATGGGCCTGTTGTAATTTTCATAATGGCTTCAATAACTTTACCCACCATTGGAATAATGCTGGCAAACGCATTAAGCGCAACCTTAGCCATGGAGATAACAGCGTTTCTAAATGTATCGCTCTTTTTCCAAAGCAAAACAAATCCGGCTACAAGTAAACCAACGGCTGTGATAATTAAGCCAATAGGATTAGCCCGCATAACTGCGTTAAGACGCAAGATAGAAGCGGCAAGAGTGTTGGTAGAAGCAATAGACGCTAATTGCCCACCTTTCAAAATTACTTGCGCTACTGCAAACAACTTAGTTGCGGTGGTGGTAGCAATCATCACTGTTTTATATGTGAGGAACGCGGCGGTAGCAACAGCCAAACCAATACCCACGGCCTTAATAAGATCCTGATTGTTTTTTAGGAACTCACCTAATTTTTTAAGCGCAGGAACAATGCCTTTTTCTAATACTTTAAGTAAGCCATCAAAGACCGGAAGCAAACCCTGACCAATGGCAACTTTGGCGTTATCCATTTCTGCACCAACGCGGCGCATAGTGTTTGCGGTTCCGCTTGCTGTGCGATCATAGTCACCCTGTTGCCTTGCGGTGTCTTTCATAATCAATGAGTAAGCCGCCTGTGCCTTAGCCGCAGGATCTAGCGCCTCTTTGGTGTTCTTAATTAATCCAAGTGATAACGCTTCAGTCTTTAAGCGTGTTTCAGATAGAACAGATCCAAATTTTTTCATTGGTTCTGTTTCACCTGCTAAACCAGAACGCAAAGCCTGTAACGCATCATCTACTGGCATGTCATTAAATGAAGCCATATCTACGGCAAGTTCAGTCAGGCTGGTTGAGAATTTTTTAGTATCTTCTTCACCTAAACCAAAAGCATCAAACAAGTTACCAAATGTACCTACGGCGGTAAGCGCACTACGCTCTGACATACCAAAGTTAGCGGTAGCGCCTTTAGCCCACTCATTAATTTCAGAAGCGTTTTGTCCAAATACAACGCCTACTTTGGAAATTGCTTCATTAAGATTTGAAGCCGCCATAACAGACTCTTTAGCAAAATTAACGATCTGCGCACCACCAAATGCAACACCCACGGTGGTAGCCATGGTTTTCATTTGTGCGGTGAACTTACTCATGCCAGAACTGGCAACTTTTACGCGATCATCTACGCCTTTAATAGCCGCTTCTGCTTGGGATAATCCCGCTTTAAGTTGGCTTACATCTGCCTGTAACTGAACTAAAATTGGTGGGATTGTTGATGCCATCTCTATCCCCTCAACTTCATAGTAAACGCGCCAATGAATGTGCGTGACAATGTGCCGTTATCTTTAAGACTCTGCGCGGCAGGGCCTAGATACGGGTATTTTACGCCGGATTTCCATAATGGGGAGCCTAATTCAACGGCTCTTGCGTATGACATGGTTGCGCTTACTTCAGCAATATATGTGCCAAAGCCATAACGCGCTTGCGTTGTAATAGATCTACGCAAGTTACCTGTAACAACATTTGGGCCGGGGCCACCACTACGCGGTTCACCTTTAGCGTGTGTTCCGGTATTAGCGTTTTGTTTTGCTTTACGCTCAACTGCTAAACCTGTAATGGTTATTGCGTATTGCGCGGCTTGTTCAATGTTATCTTCCGTGGCTTCAAAACCGGCAAGAACTTCTGCAAGGTTAGTAATTCTTATGGATCCTGCCATTACTTTCCTGCCTGTTCTGCCTTTACCTTATCCACTGTTGCCGCTATTGCCATCAACCAATCTGCTGTTTCCGTTGGCAGGTTATCTACTTGGTCTGGTGTCCAACCAAATCTTTCTGCCATTGTGTAGTAATACCATTGCTCATCAGGGTAATCAAAGGCTTCATGCCGCTCACCACCCTCCAACAGCCACTTTAGGCGTTGGAGTCTGCGGTAGGCGCTTTTGGGTCTTTTTCATTTTCCTCTGTTTCTGCAAGATTTGGAAACAGATACTTCTGCGCATCTTTGGTTTCTTCAACCAAAGCGTCATAATCTTTCATTTCAAGTTCATCAAGATTTTCAATTTTGATAGATGGAATGATGAGATCAAATGACCAATCTTCAATCAGCATAGCAATCAGCGCATCACCTAATGCAAGCGCTCTTGATAGATCGCCACCTTCTACTTCTGCTGATTTTAAAACGCGCTTACGATCTTTAACACGCAACCCTGATGGATCTTTAAGAGTTACGGTAGCGCCTGACGGTAGTGTAATTTTCTTAGACATGCTTGCCTCCTGTTGTTTGCCTTCCAACAATCATAACAAAAAAGGAACAGGTGGGCGGGATCGCGGGAAGGCGTACGCGATCTAACCAACCCACCTGTTCAGAGTTTATTTATGCGTATGTTCCTGAAGCCTTAGCGTTCTTTAGAACCCACTTGATAGGTGAGTATCCGCCAGAAGCACCGGCATCTGTTGTGTTTGATTGAGCATTAAGATCAATAGACACCTGAACAAAGTCCTCTCCACGCTCAATCATTGCGGCTGTGTAAGCACCCTTTGTAATTGTTGCCTGAATTTGGACTTCTGAAGCACCTGAACCGTAGTTCCAATTAAGAACAATGGCTGGTTGTGTGTTGGATAAGAAGTTAGTAAGTTGATCATCATTTTCCATGATGAATGTAATCTTTCCTGTAACTTCTAGTGGCCCCAAGAAAACGGAATATGGGTTTTGTGTAGAAGCAATACCGTAAACAGGTGTTACCGGGCGTGTCATATCTATATTGCCAGACATAGCCGTAGCAATTTGTGTTGCACCAATGTTTACAGTTCCACGCCAGACTGGTGTAGGTAGAACTGTTGAGAATGTAGGTGTTGGATCTGAAACGGTAGATGAAGCCCAACCTGTTGTTTTGGTGTCATATTCAAGCATGCCATCTGCGTTGAACTTCAATGAGAAATCAGAGAACTGGCAACCCGGATATGAGCGAACATCAACAGCATAGAAGTCAGTCAATGTGTATGAAATTGGCTGTGCATCTGCGCCTGATGTGAGGCTGTTGAGCAATGAAATGGTGTGTGTGTAAGGTGCTGAAGCGCCTGTTGTAGCAACTGCTCCAAGAAGGCCAGCGATACCGTAACCGATTGTGTCAGCGAATACTGCGCCGCCAAAATCTACGGTTGAGCGTGTACGGCCCGGAATGTAGTTGTAGTTAAGAACATTGGAACCGCGTAGCCCTGTGTCATAGAGCGGATCCACAATGTCTTGTGGCTTTAGGCTGTCTTTAGCAACAGGAATAAAATCTGTTGGTGCGACAATTGTTCCTTTGGTTACTTCTTTAGCAATACCAAGGTAACTGCGTACGGATTGTTGTAATGCCATTTAATCACTCTCCTGCTTTCAAGTCTGACGCGGCAGACGGTTTAGTTGTTTGGATTGTTGGAACTGTTGGCTTTGCCGCTCCTGCTGGTGCGCAGTCAGGGTGGCTAAAACCTTCTGGTGCGTCAAACTCATCACCGGGCTTTACTGTGATCCCTAGCGTTGGGAACACGCGTTCATCTGTTCCGTTATATTTTACTTTCATGCTTGCTCCTTATGCTTGGATCATTTCAGTAACATCAAATTCTAGTTCAGCAAAAATGTCAGTAGCGCCTTCATTGTTTGTTGCGGGTTCACCGTAACGCCCATTAATGACTGGTTCTGCTCCCTGCCAAACTAGGTTCCCGGTAGTATCACCAAAATTGTGATCAGACCGCAAACGCTCTTTAATGTTATCTATAAGGGTATCAAAATCCGTCATTACATCTTCAGAGTTTGGGTGAAGTGAATGTGCGTACACCTGAAGAATTACGGTGTAATCAACACGCTTCCAACCATTGTGTGCGCCGCCAATTGCTAAACGGTTTTCTCTTTCTGCCGCAATAAATACAACTACTGCGGATCTAGTCATTTGCCCCGGCTGTGCGTTTACCTGAAAATTAATGCGCTTAGGAAAAGATGTGAATACCTGATTAAGCGTTTCAATAGGTGGGTTGGCAATGAACTTGGATAAAGTAGATCGTACCCCGGAACGGCCAGCCATTAACGGATCCTGCGGTACTTGCTAACCATGTCCAACGCAAGCGCAATGTCACCGGCGTAACGCTGGTTGTTGCCAATGTTTGCTGTTGGCTGTGTAGTTAGGTTCATGGTTAATGAACTATCACCACGGGTTTTAAGGAACGCAGTGGTTACTAGAATTGCGGCTTGCTTGATCGCTGTTGGAAGGTTGCTAAATGCAACTGCGGTGTGATCGTAAACAAGCGGTGCGGCCAAAGTTACGGTTGTGTTGCCATAGGTATATGAACTAGAAACTGTAACTAATTCACTATTAGCCCCGTCATAAATACGGTACTGCTCACCCGGCAAGATACCTGCCGGATCTGCAACCACAATGCTTGATGCGGCGGCTGTGCCTGTCGCTAGGGTGTTTACATAGCCTCCAACATAGGTGTATTTGACATACATGATCTGTGAAGGTGTGCCGCCCGGCCCAAAAGCCAATGGCCCCTGTGAAGAATAGGTAGTTTGGAACAAAGAAAGCGGAATAATGATCTGTTGGTTTTCAAACCAGCACAAAGAAGGATCTGTAATAGCCACCAAATTGTTAGGCGTTGTGCCGTATTGGAAATTTGTGAGCGCCAAAACAGGGTTTGTATTTGGGTGCAAAGCCACATAACCCTGATTGTTGATGCGTACGCGCTGTGTTTCAGTGGTGGATCCGGCTACAAGATCTTGGTTTAGGTATTCATTTAGGTATGAAGTAGCCCGCAAAATAACCCTTGCTAGTTCTGCATCTTGGGCATTTTGATTGCCGCCCACCACAAGGTTGTTGTAATCAATAGATGTTGGGGCGTTTTTGTATTCAGCAACCGTTAAATAGGGGTTTTCGCTGAAGCCTGTAAGTGATGTAAGCCCCGTGGTCATTGATTATTCCCCATCTCTTTCTGGTGTTCCGTTCTCATGCCCACAACGCGAGCATTTACGGAACCAAGATCCAAAACCACATTCTACGCAAGTAAAGCCTATGCTTGCGCTAGTTGTAGGCCCCATAAGTGAAGCCTCAAAAAAACCTTCTGCTTTCATAGCCTTTTCTGCGCTTGGGCTATCAACATTGTAAATGCCTTTTTTGTCAGGGCGATATGTATAAGCCCCTACTACTGTTTCTCTAACACCTTTGTCTGGTGCTACCCATCTTCCCATGCTTGCCTCCTATATTGAATGAAAGAAGGGTGCGCCCGTTATATGACGCACCCCCCTTTCTATCTGTTCACTTATTACTGTGTGATTATTTCAGCCGTAGTCATGTGTGATGTTGTGCCATCAGGTAGAACCGTCAGACCGCCACCGTGACTATTTTCAGGTTGATTACAACCACATTCTAAACACATTACGCGTTTACAATTCCTGAAACTGCGCCGTTCCATGCAGGAGCAGAGCAGAAGAATGTTCCACGGAAGTATGTGCTGAAGTCATAGGAGAACTGTGTTACAGGCCACTGGATACCCATGTAGTCCTGAACCATGTAGTTAGCCCATACATCAGAAACCTCTGTGTCTGGAATTGGAAGTGTGAATGAAAGAATTGGAGCAACACCTTGGTTGAGCCATGGGTGAACCATGAGATCAACAGCCTTGCCTGTTACTTCATTCTGAAGGCCAGTTACAACAGAACCGTATGTGGTTCCATCTTCACCCGGATTGTTGATAACCAAACGGTAGTTAGCAGTTGAACCAGACTTAATTGCATCTGAAAGTTGCTTACGATCATTACCGTTAAGGAGAACAACATCTGGATCAGCCTTAACATTCTGGTACATAGACGCAAATGCAGTCTGGAATTCTCCACCCGGATTAGAAGTTGAGAACGCGCTGTTGATTGCGTTGTTGTAACCTGAATTTGGCCCAAGAACAGTTGCAAGAATTCCGTCATAACCAGTTGAATAAGCAGAAGTATCTGCTGATGCGCGTGTTGCGGCGGCTCCTGTTGTTGTGTATGCGGCGTTGTTGCCTGTGAGTCCTTGTGTACCCGCACCCTGAATGGTGAATGTACCAGTTCCCTTTAGTGTTCCCTGATAGGTAAGGTTAGCCGCACCTGTTGTTGTACCAACATAGATGTTGTAACCAAGAGCGCCAGTTACAGGTGTTGAAACGGTGATTGTAAGAACATCACCTGATGCAACTGCTGTATTTGCCTCTGTACCAAGGATTGACTCACCAAAACCGTTACCTGAAATACCTGCGTCAGCAGTGACATTCACATAATAGGTTGTGTTAGCAAGCGCTGTCTGTCCTGCTCCTGCTACTGGTGATGCAAGTGTGAATGTTGGTGCTGAAAGAGCGCCAGAGTATCCGCTTGCTGTACCGCGAGCCATGAGCATCATGCGTTCTTCCATCAACATTGTTGCGTAAAGTGTTGATGTTGATGACAACTGGCGTAGATCCTGATAACCAAGACCAGAGAAGTTAGCATCAAATGTCACGCTGTCAGAGAGTGAGTATGAGTTGTATGGAAGGATTAGATCCTGTGCGGCGTAAGAAATCTTTGGGCCACGCTCATAGTTAATCGCACCAAATGTAGTTGTGGTGGACTGTGTAATTCCGGGCCATGTGTTTCCTACTCCACCTGTGCCTGTACCTGTGTAACCAAGGATTTGCTTCTGGCGGTGTGAAGTACCAACACCCTTTTTGCGTGGAATACGGTTACGCAAAGGTGTAGGGCGTGGTGTAAGCATCTTTGCAGGTGCTTCTAGGTCAAATGCCGCAAAAGATGTTGAGAGCGGGCTTGTAAGGGTAATGTCCTTCTGAATGTCCTGCATAGCAAGGCGCTGTGATGCAAGAGCGTTCTGAAGTGATGCTGAAGCCTCTGGTGAAAGTGACTTGTTTGCTACAAGTCCTTCAATAGCGGCAACTGGATCTGCTACTGGTGCTTGACCCGGAACAGTAGAAGCGTTTGAAAGTGACTTACCAAGTTCTGCGGTAAATTCTTCCATACGCTCTGCGGCTTCGCGTGGTGAAGCATCAGCAAAAAGGTCTGAAACCTTTGGTGCGCTGAATGTCATTTGCTTTTCCTTTTGAGATAGTTGGTTTATTTCTTGCCTTCAGGATCATTGGCTTTAGCAAGGAATTCCTTGTGTAGTTCCATGTATCCCTTAGCAAGAACTGGGTCAGTTGTTGCGTTTGCTTTCGCTTTGTATGTGGCGGCTTTAACTAGGAGATCATTAGGCTGTGCCTGTGATGTTCCGGTTCGCTTAGGGCCACCAGCCACCGCGAGAGATTTAGCAATTGCCAACTCATTCTCCAAACTTACTGCTTTCTCTAGTGCCGCCTCTTTTGCGGATACTAGGGAAGCAATCTCTGTTTTGATAGAAGCGGTTGCGCTCTTGATTGCTTGCTCTACTATGGCTTCAACTTCTGCTGGTGTTATGTCATCAGCAGAAACTTTTGGTGCATCTTCAGCAGGTGTTTCTTCTACTGCTGGTGCTTCTTCTGTTACTTCTGGTGCAACTTCTGTTGCCTCTGCTTCAGCAGACTTAGGTGTTTCTGCTGGTGGCACAATAATTGTGTCTTTGAGAGTTGCATAAGTTTCTTCAGTTGGTACTGGATCTGGTTCAGCACCCTTTTCACACTTGCACATCTTGTAAGACTTGTTGCACTTATCGCACATCTTTTCCGCTTCTACTTCTGCCTTATCTTCTGCATCTGCGGCGCGCTCAATAATTGTTTCTTCTTCTACAACTTCACCTTCTGCTTCTTCACCTTCATACCAAGCGTGTAGGTGTGCAACTGCTTCAAGAAGATGTGAAATGGACATTAGTTCATTGTGTCCTTCTTTAATTTCTTCTGCTTCTACTGCAATGAGGCTTGCAAGAGCGTTGCGAGCGGCTTCAAACTGTGCCTTATCAAACTTAACAAGATCGCCCACAATGGACTTTGGTACAGATACGGTTGTTGTTTTATCCATTGAGTCACTTTCTTTCTCTAAGTTATCAGAAGATTGTAGAACATTATCTTCAACAGTTTCTTCAGTTTCAATTAGTTCCTCAACCTGAATTACGGTTTCATCTTCCCCGGCTGACTTAGCCAAAACCAACTGGCAGTTAGGGTTAGCAGGGCGATCCACAAGGCTAACTTCCACAATCTGACCATCAACAATGCGGCCATTTGCGGCTTTGCTGTCCTGAATTACGCGTGGGTTTTTGATCCCAATGGAAAAACCTTTGAGTACGCCATGTTCTACCTTCTTAGCGCTAATAGGATCTACAACAAGCGCTGTAATGTAATGGCCATCTGACTTCAATTCATAATCTGTTGCAACGCCAGCCGCAATGTTGCTGTGCTGTTCTCTGATGTTGCCGCCTGATTTAAACCAGTGTGGCATAGCGCGATCTAGCCAATCACCATCACAAATCTGCTTATCAATGTCCAAAGCGTCATCTGTTGCCTTACCGTAAACAGTAAGTGTTCCGTCAGCATGCTTATCTGCTTTTTCAATAGCAAAATATGATGTAGTTAGATTGCTCATTGTTGCTTTCTCCTTAGTTTCTTGTTCTCTAATAATCTTTTTGGCCCAAGACCAACCAGCGTCACCGCCCCAAAGCAACCAAGCAATGTAACCGGCGCTGTCTTTGCCCCAACCTTCCCCTTTTTTATCTACTTCATGGCGCGAGAAATAAGAATTCATGCGCTTTATGGTGTCTAATGATAGCGCCGCGCCGTTAGATAGATCTCTTGCGCGAGCCACACCAACGGCTGTACCACCACGCCCGTATTTCTCGCGTAACTCTAAGCCGCGTTTGGCATTAGATCTTACTTCTTGCGGTGGTACAAAACCCGCCATGCTAGTCCTCTATCCACTCAATAATGGGTGATGGTGTTGAAACCTTACTGCTTACTGTATCAACTTTCTTTTCCCCGTAACGCTTAAAGTAAATCTGTATAGCCTTTGGATCATCTGCCAACGCTCTCTGTTGTAATTCAAATTTGGGCATGTTTTCGTAATCTTCCCAATCTAATACAACATCTTCTGGTTCATTCTTTGCCATTTTTTATCCTCCCTAGCGGCCTAACAAAATAGAACGGGTACTTGGTTTCCATGTAATGATGTTTTGACTTGCATAGTAATCTTTTGCACTCAATCCCCAACCAAACTTTTGTGCATACGCTTCAGTTACAGGGTTGCTTTCACCTAAAAGCCACTGTGCAAATACTTCTGCATAGGTTTCTTTGGCGTTTTTACCACTATACCTAGAAAACAGATCAGGATACTTACGGCGTAATGGGCCAGATACCCGGCCTCTATGGGTGTTAATTGGGCTGTCCACGGTATGCCCAAACTCATGTGCAATCGTATAAAGGTTTTCAGTGGTGCTGTTGGCGGCTGGCATAAACCAACCCTTCCAATCTTTAGGATCATCAAACACGGTTTTAACATCTTTAGCGGAAAACCAAACGGTATCGTGGCCCAAATAGGTATAAGCCAAAGCACCTTCACGGCTTGCGTCAGCGCTAATAATTAAGTTATACCCACGCTCTATGCCATCTGCATCAAACTTACGCCATTCAGGTAACTTTGCATAAACTTCATCAAAGTTACTTAAAAACTTTTCTACATCTGCCGGGCTTGGGGCATCTTTCAAAGTCCGATCCACGCGCAAGATGTGTGGGCCTCTTATGTAAATATCAGCATCTTTGGCCTGATCACGCAAAATTTGTAATTGAACATCATTGTAAGGAGTATCAAACCGGGGATCTGCGGCGCGTCTAGCAACCTGCCGATCTATCCAATCCTGTTCAGTAGCCTTTTGCCAACTGCCAGAAGAAACGGGCGTAGTGCTAGGCGGTGGAGTCATTACGGTAGATGTAGGGGCTAGTTGCTGTTCCTCAAAGTCTGGCAATACTGGTAGCAATACGCACCGGCAATGTGGGTGTTGTGGTGGTTGGGTAGCGCCTGTGTTAAATGCCTGACCAATCGCTACAACCTGATTAGCGTTCTGTGCGCATTTGTCACATGGGCTACTTACTTCCCATTCCATCTTTTCTAGCCCGGCTTCTTTGTAACGGTTCACCGTGGCATAACTAATGGCGCGGTTCTGCTCTGTGATCGCAATAGAAAGCGCTCTGGCAGGGTTGGCCACATGGGTCATAATCCTTTTGGCCGCCCGCTCTGCTGGCAAACCAAGTTCAATCGCCTCACCAATAGCGTTGCCTATGTCGCGTACGGTGGTGTCAGAAAACTCTTTAAATGTGATCCCTTGACTTTGTAACAACTGCTGAAATGCTTTGGGTGGTCTAAGGATTAGTGCCGCCGCTCTGTCACCGGGTTGCCAACTAGACCAATCAATATCAGCCATAGTGTCATCAGCCTTCTTGATTTCACGGGCTAGGCGTAATTGTTCATCAGCAAAGGCTTCACCGGTTACATAGCCTTCTGCCCATACACGCAACATGACTTCTTTAAGCGCTTCCATGTTTACGCGGATATTGAGCATGACCCATGCGCGGGCGCGGGCGTTGTTTTGTGCGGCGCTATCTGACTGGTTTGGCTGTGTCAGTAGGTACTGTTCATAAGCCTTTTTAGGATCAAAGGTTTGCCGTAAAGCCGCCCTGATCTTTAGTGCGTTCTTAGCGGCTAAACGCGCATCTGCCTCTAATGCGCGTTTGTAACTCATGTTAAATACGCTTTAGCAAGCGCTCTGGCGGTTTCAAGATCACCGTCAAAAGCACACCGGTTCAACGCTTCACCCACAATTGGATCTAGGCTCTTGAACTCAAATAGGCGGGCGCGCTTACCCTTGTTAGCCCACTTCATAAAAGCCTTAACTTCTTGTTCTACGGCTTTCTCAACTTCTTCTTCATCAAGTTCATCAATATCTTCTTGATCTATTTCTTTGTCCGGAACTCTAACCGTTTCTTTCTCCGGTTCCGCATTAGCAGTATCAGGAGTTGTAGGCGCAATAGGAGTTGCATCTGGCCCTTCCAATGCTGGTGCGGAAACTACTTCTTTGGCGTTAATAATGCCTTCTGGTGAGAATAGAAACATGTCTGCACCGGCTACCAAAATAGGCATGTCTGCTTGTGGGGTATCAAGCAAAGGTAATCCTAGTTCAGAACGGCGTTCATTAATTGTCTTGCCCGCAGATGTAATTTCAATCTGTGACTTACGGGCCATGCTCTCATTGTCCATGCGCTTGCTTGTCATCAATTTGAATTCAAGTTCACGCGGCATACCAAGGTATGTGTAAGAAAGGTTTGTGATCATCTTGCTGATCCAGTTAGCCAAAGGCTGAATTCCAATTGCTTCTGCGCTCTGTGCTTCACCTTCTTGGAACCCTGCTCCACCCAAACCGCCCTTTGGTGCAAAGCCGATTTCAGATGGCTGAACGCCAAAGTGACCGCAAATGCTGGTGATCAAATAATCATCAAGTGTGTCCTTAAACTTTTCGCCATAACCTTCATTGGTGATTGGTGAAAGGCCCTTTGGTAGCAAGCGGGCGCGCATACGCTGTTGTGTCTGGCCAGCAAGATCATCATTAAGAATGTTCTCATAGGCGCGTAGGAGATCAGGGTTAGTTCCCCAATCTTCATCAGTGGTAAACATCAGTTCTGGCATTACGCCATCTGTGTATTCTGCGCGGATCCATTCCTGACGGCGTAGGTAAATGTCTGCCAGTGGTAGCGCTCGCTCTACTGGTGAGAACCCATAAACGCTGATTGTGCGGCGATTACGCACCATGTAAGCCAACTGGTCAGTAGTAAATTCACCATCTGCCTTTGGATCTTCTTCAGTTGCGCTGAATTCAGATCGTGGGAAGCCATAAAGGATCTGTTGGAAGGCCGCATTAGGCGGCATAGGGCGCATACCGCGATCATCAATGAGCGGCTTAATGGTTGAGCCGTCTAGGATCTGAAACGCGTATAAATCCCCGCCTACGGTCTTTAATGGGTATGTAGCCCATGCGTCAATAACAAGGATTTCTTCTGCCGCGATCATAAGCCAATCAGAAAAAGTTAGGCCGTTAGCCTTATCTGGTGTTTCCCAAAATTCACGCACACGCGCAATTTCATCATTGTATTTCTCACGGGCTTTAGCCATAGCGCGTACATGATCGCCGCCTGACTCTGCCATAATCTTTTCTGAAGCGTCATTGCCTAGGACAATATCCCAATCAAGTCCAACCAACTTAGATTTAGTGACTTCAATACAACGGCGCAAAATATCAATCTGATCTGCGGCGGCGCGTAGGGTCTTAAATGGGATCAGGCGTGTTTCAGTTACATTGATGTTCTGTGCAACCTGATATTCATAACGGCGTGGCTCTGGTCTGCCGGTTTCAGGGTTTACCGGGTTGATTGCTCCCGGTGTAATAGGCATGCCCGGCCCAAAAGGAACCGTGGCAGAAAATGGGGCGCGTGGTAGCGGATTTGTATTGCCATAGTTTTGTTGCAACTGGTTAGCAATCGCAAGCATGTCATTCTGTGACATAACAACGGAACCTGTTGGAAGGTTTGGCCCCTTCTCTATGTTCCCTGTTGCTATGGCTTTTGCGATACGGTCACGCAGACCCATGTGTATCTCCTTTGGTTAATTAGCCCTGAACAACAACCCTGTATTGGTTAGATGTTGGTGCTACCGAGAACAGAACCGCAATTGCAGTTGTGCTTGTGTGCTGAACATCTACAACAACTTCTGCGTATGGGCTTGAATTGTCATAAACGGTCACTTGAACATCTTTAGTACCAAGGTTATGTGTAACAGTATAGGTTGTATTTGTACCATCACCAATTGAGGCCGCGTACTTGCGTACAACTACTGCTGTATCTACTGCAAGCCCTGAACCTGATAGCGATAGGCCACCACCAGAAGCAACTACGGCTGAAACAACATTGCTTGTAATGTCAATGCCGTTACCTGCTGTAAGTGTTCCCGGCCCTGCGATCTGTACCCATGTCTGTCCAGCAAAAGATGTTAGGTAATGGTTTGACTGTACCCAAGATGTACCGGCCTTAGTGGTTCCTTCTTGAATGTAGATAGAAGCGCCAATAAGTTCTGTGTATGGGTTGGCATCTGCTGAACGGGTCAGTGTGTAGTTTGTGCCATTGTCTGTGTAAACATAAATACCATCTTCAGTATCAGTTGTTTGGTTAGTCAGAACAATGCGATAGCCATTATCTGCGCTTGTTAGTGCGCCGTATGTATCAATGTTGAGCGTTCCAGTAGATCCTGTAAGCGCCACATTTGCTGTTGAAAGAAGGTTTGCCGCCGCCTTCCATGTAAGGCCCTGAACAGCCTGATCTACATAGTATTTAGTTGCGGCATCTTGATCAGAAGTTGGGTTTCCAAGTCCTGTGATCTTGTATGTAGCAAAAGGAACATCTGCGGTAGGTGTAGCGAGCGCTGAAAGGTTGATTGCGCTGTGTGCGGCGTTATCGTGAGCCGGTGTACCGTGTGTGTGATCGTTACGCGCAACAGATGTGCCAGATCCGTTACCAGATGAAGCACCAAATGTTGTTTGTGCAGTAACAGTTCCAAATGACGGCATGCCGTGAACATGGTCTGCGCGGGCAGGAGTTGTTGCTGTACCTACTGAAGCGGTGTCACCAATTGCCTGATTTTGTGGTGCAGTAGATGTAAGAGATGGCGTACCGTGAGTGTGGTCTGATCGTGAGTAAGTGTTAGCAGATCCATTGCTTGCGGTATCACCATAAGATGTAGTTGCTGTTGCGTTGCCAAATGCGCTGACCTGTGACCATGCAGATCCATTTGAGAAATAAAGAAGGTTTTGATCTGTTGCAAAGAACAATGCGCCTGTGTTGCCCGCACCTGCCATTGGGCGGTTAGCAAATGTGTCATAAAGGATCTCTGCCTGTTGAACAACATTGATCCACGCACTGCCGTTCCAGAAGTAAAGGGTATCGTCAGATGTGTTGTAGTAGATCTGACCATCAAGCGGTGTAGAAGGAGCGGTAGCAAGGTTCTGAATAACCGCGTTCTGCAACTCATTCTTGTTGAGATCAATGTTTACTAAAAACTTGCGTGACATGTTGGCTCCTTAAACCACATAGGCAGTGCCGCTAAACGCCGCCGTAAATGTGATGGTCATTTGATTGGTACTAGGATAACTGAAAGTTCCTTCACACTGCGTTCCTGCGGAGTCCAGAACCACGGCAGTAGGCTGACCGCCTAAATTATGGTTGATTGTCCAAACTGCTGATGCTTGTGATTGCGTGTGAACATAAAAAATATCTGATGGCGTAAATACACCTGCTGGCCCTTGTGGGCCGGGTGAAGTAACACTGATTGATGCGGTGCTATCTACAACCGTGATGTTCTGAATTACGGGTTCTACAACAATTACTTCATCAGCCATTAACGCGTTACCTCTGCACTTACAACCGCTTGACCTTGCACCAAGCGGGTCACAATTCCTTGTGGTGATGTGATTTCAAGATCATAGTAATAAACACCTTCATCTATGGCGCGGGTCTGTGTGGCTGTTGCGTGAACTGCCACTAATCCTGATGCGCCTGTGATGGTGATACCGCCGCTTGTAGAAAGAGATAAAACGGCTGTTGGGCTTTCTGGCAATGATCGTAACTGCAAAGCGCTTGTGTAACTGGTGATGTTTACAGGCGTTCCCGCAGGTTGTTCATAAGTCACATTAAGGAACCAGTCAGCACCCTGATCAATTTCAACATTGTATTGGACTGCCATTTATGCTCCTTCTGTGACTGGTGTAATCATAGCGGTTCCGCATTTAGAACAGGCCGTAAATGATTTGGGCATAGGCAGACCACAAGCAGGACACATGTTCGCAATAGCGTTGAAGTAATTACTTACACTTGAAGTTCCAAGTAAATCAGAAAACGCTTGCACCATGGCATCAATACGATCCGGGCTATCAGGATCCATTGGTGTCCACACTGTCATCTGATCTTCTAACACCGGGAATTCCCCTACATGGTGAACTCTGCCTTGTTCATACATGGCCGCTACTGGTTCTGCGCGTAACTTTTTACCAACATGCGCTCTAACTTCTTTTATCGGTAATGAATTACGCACCTGCTTTAGAACTGCGCTCACCATGTCACCGCCCTGATTGACTTCAACCAAAATGCTATCTGCCTTCCATTCATCAAATACAGATACGGCTTTAGTTGCCCATTCAAGCGGTGAACCTTTAAATGAGTAATCACCAAGCACATAACCGTTACCGCCTGTGTCACAACCGGCCACAATAATTCCGGTTTCATCACTATCCAGATTGTTAGTTACAGCAGGATCAATAGAAACCAATATGCGTGACATTGCAGGGGCTTTAGTTACGCGGTTACGATCTATTACGCCTCTAGTCCATAACGCACCATCTGTGTCATCAAGAATTTCCCCATACAGTTCTTGCCTACCCAAGCGTGTGCCGTTGTAGCGGGCTTGTAGTTCCAGCAAAGCAGATGGCGCAAGGTTCTTAGCGTTATCAAATGTGGATCCTCTGGTGATGGTCACGGATCCATCTTTACGGCCCGCCAGCATGCGTATAAGCGGCGTTGGGCGTGGGGTGGTAGTTACAACAATGCGGGGTTTAGATCCAAGGCGTAGGCCAAACTGCAATTGATCCCAAGCATCTGAATAACGGTAAGCCGCTAATTCATCACACCATGCGCCATGATGTTGTGGGCCACGGAAACGGTCAGGTTGATCAGCAGAAAAGAGTTTTATGCGGGATCCGTTGCGTAGCAGGATCTCACCCATGGATCTGTTCCAACTTTCCAGCATGTGATAGCGCCTAAGAATACTAATTACGCCTGACTCACCTTCAGCGCATGTATCTCTAGCGTCAGAAAAGGTAGGGGCAACAATCGCCCATCTTGTATCAGGGTTTTCTATGGCCTCCCATGCCAGCCATTCAGCCGCCGTACGGGTTTTGCCAGCACCACGGCCAGCCATATACAGCCAAATGTTCCAATCACCTTCAGGCGGTAGTTGTTCCTTCCGGGCCAACTGCATCTTCCACAAATACCGTGATGCCTTGATCCTGCTGTTCAGTGAGGGTGGTGGTGTTGGACTCTGCTCGCTCTCGCTCTGCGTGTTCTGCGGCTTCAATAATTCTGGCGATCCTATCAACTTCTGCGTCAATGCTTCCAATTCCGTCATAATTCACCACTTCCGCTTGAATTTTTTGTGGGGCATCTATGCCTAGGATCCGCGCTCTGCGATCTATAACCCTAAGCACAAAGTCAGCCGCCCGTAGATTGCCTTCTACTGCCGGTTCCCAATAGGTGCGTTGTAATGCGTCTAAGCGATCAAGTTCAATGCGCCTTGCTTCATCTGTTGGCTCTTGCAGGGTTCTCTGGCATGCGCGTTGATATGCCTTCCATGCTCCCATGGGTGTTGCGTATTTAACCGCGTCAGCGATCTGTTGCCATGTCTTACCTTCACGGCGCAATTCAACTACCGCTAGTTCACGGTCTAATTGCTCTGGTTCAGGTGTCTTTATACCCATAGTTCTACTGTAATGTGATAGAAATGTTTGCGCAAAGTGAGATAAAAGAACATAACCGTAATTAGTTAGGTTTCTCTATATCAAACCCATATTGTTTAGCATGTTCAATTCTTGCCAGTATTTCATCTAATAGATCTTCTATGGGGTCACGCTGTTCCATCTGGAAACGCCTTACCTGTTTTCATTAGATTTAGCCGGGCATCTAGTAATTCATCTAGGCTTATTTGCAAATCTTCTTTTTTGCGCCAATCCATGCGGTTGCCATAAGTGTCAGTCAGCATTAACTGGCGAACATAGGCAATTGTTTCATCTATGTCTGTCA